TTAGATCATTACAGGTATTTTCTACGACTGATCAAACAGGTGACCGTACTTTTATGGAAAAAAAGGATACTAGTTTTATTACAGAATATAATGGTTCAGGAGCTACAGGTCAGCCTAAATATTATGCGAATTGGGACGACAATAATGTTGTCGTAGCACCTACTCCAGACCAATCTTATGCCGTACAATTAAATTACATTATTGACCCACCAGGATTCACTTCTACAAGCACTAATTACTTATCAGAGTATCAGGAAGCTTTACTTCTTCATGGAGTATTAGCTGAGGCTTTTTCATATTTAAAAGGCCCTCTTGATATGTACAATTTATACAAAACGAAGTATAATGAAGAGATAGAAGCTTTTGCTCTTCAGCAAATGGGTAGAAGACGTAGAAGCGAATATGATGATGGGGTTCTAAGAATTAAAGTACCTTCACCATCACCGTAAAATTTATAAGGAGTTTAAAATGGCAATAGACCAAGCAGTATGTAATTCATTTAAAAAAGAATTATTAGAAGGAATCCACGACTTTGAAAGTGGAGCAGACGAGTTTAAACTAGCACTGTATGCAGATACAGCAAATTTATCAGCAGCAACAACAGCTTATCCTGGAGACAGTACAGGTGGACAAGTAGGAGATACTGGAGAGTATTCTCAAGGTGGAGGAGTTTTACAATCACAACAAACTTCTTTAGATACAGGTGTTGCTATTGTAACGTTTGCAAATTTATCTTTTACTGGTGTTACGTTAACCGCTAGAGGAGCTTTAATTTACAATACATCAGAATCAAATAAAGCGGTAGCAGTATTAGATTTTGGTGGTGATAAAACAGCAACAGCTGGAACATTCACTATTCAATTTCCTGCATTTACATCGACAGCAGCGATATTAAGAATTAGTTAAGGAGGATAGATGGCACTTGTCATTAACGATAGAGTTAAAGAGACAAGCACCACTACTGGAACGGGAACGTTCGACTTGGCTGGTGCTTCACAGGACTTTATTTCATTTGTATCTGGTGTAGGGGATACTAATACTACGTATTATTGTATTACCAATACTGGAACAGATGAATTCGAAGTTGGCGTTGGTACCGTTACCGATGCTGCAACAGATACTCTATCAAGAGACACAGTGATAAGTAATAACTTAGGTACCACAGCTAAAATTGATTTTGGTATAGGGGAAAAAGAAGTATTTTGTACTATCCCTGCTAAAAAAGCAATTTCACCAGTAATGGAAGCTACAGGTTATGTTGTAACTCATGCGTCTACTTTAGACGAGGATCAAACACTTGATTCAGGCGTATTAGCAGGACCTGTTAGCATAACAGGAACACAAACGATAACAGGAACATTGGTAATTATATAATGAGTAAATTAGAAGTAGATAAAATAGATCCACAATCAGGTACTAATTTAGAATTAGGTACTTCAGGAGACACTGTTACAATTCCTACAGGTGTAACTTTAGATGCATCGAATGCTACAACTACTTTACCTTCAAATATTGTAACGACTGATGGATCACAAACTTTAACTAATAAAAATATTGCTGCTTCTCAGTTAACTGGAACTGTTGCAACTTCTAATTTAGGAACAGGGACAGCAGATTCAACAACTTTTTTAAGAGGCGATCAAACTTATGCTTCAGCAACTCCAGCTGCAGATTCAATAACAACATCTCAATTAGCATATAATCCAAACCCTTTTAGAAACATCATCATCAATGGTGATATGAGTATTGCTCAAAGAGGAACTTCTGAAACTGGGATTACAACAGAAGGTTATTATACTGTTGATAGATTTATACAAACTTTTTCAAATGGTGGTACTTGGACACAATCACAAGATACAGATGTGCCATCTGGTCAAGGTTTTAGTTCATCTATAAAGTTAGATTGTACAACAGCAGATACAGATTTAGGCACAAGTGGTTTTTTAAGTATTGGACAAAGGTTTGAAGGTCAAAATTTACAATATTTAAAATATGGAACATCATCTGCTGAAAGTTTAACTTTATCTTTCTGGGTTAAATCAAATAAAACAGGAACTTATACTGTAGAATTTCAAAACATTATATCAGGAACAGATAGAATTAATTGTCAAGAATATACAATTTCATCTAGTGATACTTGGGAAAAAAAAACAATTACAATAGATGGCGATACAGTATCAGGAAAAAATATTAATAATGACAATAGTTTATCTTTTTGGTGTCAATGGTGGTTAGGTGGTGGAACAAATTACACATCAGGTACTTTACAAACTTCTTGGGGAGACGAAGTAACTGCAAATAGAATGTCTTCATCACAAGTCAACCTTGCAGATAGCACATCAAACGAATGGTACATCACAGGCGTACAACTAGAAGCTGGAACATCAGCATCTGATTTTGAGTTCTTGCCTGTTGATGTGAATTTACAGAGGTGTTACAGATACTGTTATAGAATAAATGGAAATGCAACTGATGAACAACAAGTAGGTGGTGCAGCATGGTGTTCTACAACAAGTAGAGTTAATCATGTTGCAGAATTTAATCCTCCTTTAAGAGCTGTACCAACTATAACATCTAGTTCAGATATTATAGAAACTGTAAGTGGAGTCACAGGTATGTCTACAGGGGGTTTGTTTGATGATAACCAATCTGGACTTTGTAATACTGTTGGTGTAGCAATCGAACCTAGTAGTGGAACTCCTTTTACTGCTAGTCAAGTCGCTTTTCCAAGATTATCAGCAAGTACATCTTCATTTATTCAATATGATGCGGAGTTATAATGATTAATACAGTAGAAAAAATATATAGAGAAAATAATAAATTTTGTTTTAAAATAGTTACTACTAATAACCAAATTAAATGGGTTCCAAATAATTCAGAGAATTCAGATTACCAAGCTATTCAAGAATGGATAGCAGATGGTGGAACAGTAATAGATAATGGAGGCTCAGACTAATGGCCAGTAAAATTAAAGTAGATAACATAGTAGCTCAATCAGGTACCGATGTCACTCTTGGTGAATCAGGTAATACGATTACTGTACCTTCAGGTGTAACTTTAGACGCTTCAAATGCTACAACTTCTTTACCTGCTAATGTTGTTACAACAGATGGTAACCAAACTTTAACTAATAAATCAATAGCTACAACTCAATTAACAGGGACGATTACACCTAGTGATAGTACAGTTACACTTGATAAATTAACAGCAACAGGAACTAAAGATAGTACAACTTTTTTAAGAGGCGATAATACTTTTGCAACTGCAGGTGTTTCAACTTTTGCAGATTTATCAGATACGACCGTTTCAGCCTCTGATCCAACAACTTCATCTAATAAAACCCCTGTTGGACATATTTGGGTTAACAGCACTTCAGGTGAGGCCTATATCTTAACTAATGCAACAACTAATCAAAACGATTGGCAAAACATTGGCGAAGGTTCTGGAAACATAAAATATTTTCCAGGTCTTACATCATTAGTTATGATTGGTGGTGGTGGAAGTGGTGCGGGAGATATGGCAGGTGCTGGTGGAGCAGGTGGTGTTCTTTCTTTTACAGGTTACAGAGGAACTATTCAATACGGTACAGAATATACTATTACAATAGGTAGTGGAGGTTCTGCTGTAGTTGCTCAAAACGATGGTAATGATGGAAGCAACACAACAGCTTTCGGAGAAACTGCTGGTGGAGGTTTAGGTGGTGGACCAAATGGTGGAAATTCAGGTGCAGCAACTACATCCACAGATGCATCTTTGTATACTTCTTTTAATGGATATTCAAACACAGGTGGTACTAACACAGGTAATCCTGGAGCTGGAGGTGCTGGAGCTGGTGCTAATGGTGCAACACTTCCATCTGGAAACGGACCTGGTGGAGCTGGTGGTGTAGGTATTCAACTGTCAAATGTTTATAATGGTTCAGATAATTACTATTGGGCTGGTGGCGGAGGAGGAGCAGGTTATGGCTCTGACGAAGATGGCGGTGCAGGAGGTCTCGGCGGAGGCGGAGGTGGTGGAATTTTTAGAACTACTGGCTCTGGTACAGGGGGTGCTGGAGGTGGCTCTGCTCTAAATAATGGTACTGCAGGAACTGGTAACAATGGTGCTGGAAATGGTGGTGCTGCTGGAGCTAATACAGGTGCAGGTGGAGGTAATGCTTCGCATTGGGGTGGTGGAGAATCAAGTTCAACTAGTGGTCCAGGGGGTTCTGGAATAGTTATGATTAAAACACCAGATTCATACACAACTGCAACAACTACAGGAAGTCCAGTTTTTACAAATACAGGAGGTTATAAATATTATGCGTTCACAGGTTCAGGAACGATAACATTTAATCAATAAAATATGACTAAAAGATTTGCTAAAATACATAGTTTAAATAAAAAAGTAACCAAAGTTATAATGGCTACTCAAGAATTTATTGATTCTTTACCAGACAATGAGTTTTGGGTTTCTTCATCTATATCTGACACAAAAAAATTAGCTGATATAAATGATAAATATGATGTGGATAACAATACTTTTACAAGTCCAAAACCATATGAATCATGGACATTTAATAACACAACCTGGAAATGGGAACCACCTATTTCTATGCCTAGTCAAACTAATGAAGAGGTGTATAATTGGAATGAATCAACACAAACTTGGGACTTAGTAACATAATGAGTGAAGTAAAAGTAAATAAAATCTCACCTAGAACAGGAACCACATTCACAATCGGTGACAGTGGTGACACGGTTACTACTGCAGGAGATATTTCTGCAAATAGCATTACTGCATCAAATTCAATTACAATAAACGGTGAAGCAATCACAGCTGTAGCTAATCCAACTTTTACATCTATAACACCTGATACAATTACCAATGCTCAAACATCAATAACTATTACAGGTGCAAAATTTGTTAATGGTGCTAGTGTAGAAGCTGTTGGAACTAATGGTGCAATCATTCAAGCCGATACCGTTTCATTTACAAATGCAACTACATTGGTTGCAAACTTTACAATTACAACTGACGGCACATATTTTATAAGAATAGAAAACCCAGATGGATTAGCAGTTAGATCCTCTACAGCTGTTCTTACTGTATCAGATGCTCCAACATGGACTACTGCTGCAGGATCTTTAGGTTCAATAGGAGCAGGTGAGGCTGTATCTTTGACAGTTGCTGCAACAGGTGATAGTACTATTGCGTATTCAGAGACAACGAGTGTTTTAACAAGTAATGCTAATACTCCAGCAGGAACCATGAATTTAAGTTTAAATAGTTCAACAGGTGCTATAACAGGAACAGCACCAGAACCTGATTCGGAGATAACATATAGCTTTACTTTAAGAGCAACAGACGATGAAGCACAAACTGCTGATAGAGCTTTCTCTATTACAGTAACAACAGGAATTAACAATGCGGGGCAATTTAACTAATGGCAACTTATTTAACTAGAACTAATTCATCAAGTAGTAATACCTATACTTTCTCAGCATGGTTAAAACATAGTACTGTTGGAGTAAATGATTATAAAACTATTTGCCTTTTTGGAACTGATAGAGATGTATCAACTACCATGTCTTTTTCTATTAATAATTCAGATAAATGGAATGTATATAATGGTTCATCTCATAATCCATCTGACCAAGTAGCAAGAGATTGTAATGCTTGGTATCATGTAGTTTTAAAAGTAGATAATTTAGTTGGAACTATTTATGTAAATAATGAAATAGCAAAAAGCAGTATTACTTGCAAAGCAACTGGAACAGAAACCAATAAAATGATTGTTGGTGGATATGTTCAACCAGGTAATGAAGATTATTTTAATGGAGTTATGGCTCATGTACATTTCATAGACGGCACAGCTTATGACGCAGATACCTTTGGCGAAACAGATGCAACAACTGGAATCTGGAAACCTAAACTTGCACCATCAGTAACGTACGGTACAAATGGATTCTTTTTAAAATTTGAAAACTCTGGTGCTTTTGGAACAGACAGTTCTGGCAACGGAAATACATTTACAGTTAATGGAACAATGACACAGACAATAGATACACCTAGTAATGTTTTTGCTACATGGAATCCTTTAAATGAAATTAGTTCAGTATCTTACACAAATGGAAATACTACTTTTACTAATTCATCAAGCAGTAATAGATTAGCGTTTTCTAATTACGCTTTTACAAAAGGGAAGTATTATTGTGAGATGAAAGTAGTTGAACATAATAGTAACTATACTCATATAGGTTTAAATAATATTGGAAGCTATAGATTAACTAATGCTTATGTTAATGACCCAACAAATGAAAAAGTATCTTATCTAAATGATGGTAGAGTTTTTATTCATGGTGGAACTTTAGATTCCACAGGGATTACTTACACAACTGGAGATATAATTGGAATGGCTTGTGATATGGATAATGGATATTTATATTATCATAAAAACGGAACTTATTTAAATTCTGGAGACCCAACAAGTGGTGGAAGTGGTACAGGTGGTTTTGATATTTATAATCATGGTAATGTTGATTATTGTTTTGCAGTAAGTAATAGCGATGGTGGAACTGACCCTGTTATTTCAGCAAACTTCGGCAATGGATATTTCGGCACAACTGCTGTATCATCAGCACAAAACCCAGATGATGGAATCGGAATTTTCGAATATGACGTTCCAGCTGGATATAGAGCATTATGTACTAAATCAATTAACGCACAGGAGTATAGCTAATGGCACAAATTAATAAACCATCAGATTATTTTGAAACAGTAACTTGGACAGGAAATGGTTCAGCTAGAGATATAACTGTAAGTCATGGGACTGAATGGATTTGGGGAAAACGAAGAGATGGCTTAAACGCTCATTGGTTAATGGACATAGTTAGAGGCGTTGACAAAAGACTTATATCAAATGAAACTGGTGTAGAAGATGACCCTAGTACAGCTATTTTAACTGCTTTTAATTCTGATGGATTTTCATTAGGAACTAACTCAGAATGTAATGTAAATGGTGGAACTTATGTTGGTTGGTCTTGGTTAGCTGGTGGAACTGCATCATCAAACACAGATGGAAGCATAACCTCAACTGTTAGTGCCAATACTACAAGTGGATTTAGTATTGTGTCTTATACAGGAAATGGTACTGATGGTGCTACAGTTGGACATGGACTTACATCTCCTAAATTAATTTTAATAAAAGCAAGAACTTCAGCTACTCCTTGGATAATGTATGGTTATCCTAATCATCCTGCTTTTACAACAGATGGAAGTCTTTTACAATTAGATTCTAATGTTGCTATGGCAGATAGTTCAACAAAAGAAGCATCTATTGGTGCCTCAACTGTAACATTTGTTGATGCTGGTGGAGATATAAATGCTTCAGGAGTAGATTTTGTGATGTATTGTTTTCAAGAGAAAAAAGGATTTAGTAAGATGGGCTCATACACAGGGACTGCGAATACAGATGGGCCATTTATCTATTTAGGATTTAAACCAGCTTTTATATTAAGAAAAAGAACAGATAGTACAGGTTCATGGTTAATGCAAGATAATAGAAGACCAGGTTCAAATAGAGTAGTAGTAGATACTTTACCAACAGATAATAATGTTTTATACCCTAATACTAATGATGCTGAATTAGTTAATAATGAATTAGATATTTTATCTAATGGTTTCAAATTAAGAGCATTAGACACATTTGGTAATGCTTCAGGTGGCTCATACGTCTACATGGCATTTGCAGAGAACCCATTAGTCGGAACTAATAATATCCCAGCAACTGCGAGGTAACCGTGTTAGGGATTACCACACTCTCACAATCACCGATAGCTTCCCTAGGGGGAACTAATGTTAATGTAGCTGTTACAGGTCAACAACTTAATACTGCACTTGGTGCAGAAACAACCAAAGCTGATGCTAATGTAACATTAACATCTTTAAACTTGTTGAATTTAAGTACAGGTGTTGAAACAGTAGATTTAAATACTGAAGTAAACTTAACAGGTTTAAATTTATTAAATTTAAATCTTGGAGATGAAACAGCGGTAGGTAATGCTAAAATTACACTTACGGGTCTTACTGCATTAAGTACAACAATTGGTCCATACTCAATACAAGCTGATGGAAATATATCTATTGTTGCTGGAGCAGAACAAGAACTTGAAACAGTCGTAAGTAGTGTAACTACAAAGGCAGATGCAATTGTAACACTTACAACTAATTTATTAAACTTCACAATAGGTAATGAACAAATCGATATAAACACTCCTGTAGATGTTACGGGAGTTCCAATTACCTCTAATACAGGATCGATTACTGTTGACTTAAACACTCCTGTAGATTTAACAGGACAACAATTAAATACAGCTTTAAATAACCCTTTAATTACTGCATGGTCAAACGTTGATCCAGATGTTACGAACACATGGACTGAAGTAAATACAAGCGATACAGCTGTTTGGGTAGAAGTTGATCTTGCAGCTTAGAGGAGATATAATACATTAAATTATGGCATCTACATATTCTACAGATATAAAATTAGAACTTATGGCTACTGGTGAAAACGCTGGTACATGGGGAACTAAAACTAATACAAACCTAAACCTTGTTCAGCAAGCAATTGCTGGTTATGAAGCAATTGATGTTGCTTCTGCAGATGTTACTTTAGTTATGTCTAATGCTTCTATATCTAATGCAAGAAACATGGTTCTTAATTTTACAGGAACTTTAGCAGCAAATAGAACAGTTACTATCCCAGATTCAATAGAAAAGTTTTATATTTTAAAAGATAGTACAACACATGGAGCATACTCTCTAACCTTTAAAACTGTATCAGGTACAGGTTTTACCTTAGATCAAGATAAAATTCATGCTGCTTATTCAGATGGAACCAATGTTAATGAAGTTGCGTTAAACACTTTAGGTGGAACAATCGGCACAGCTCAAATCGAGGATGACTCTATTACAAATGCAAAATTAGCAAACGATGCAGTTGATACGGCAGAAATTGTAAACGATGCTGTGACCAATGCTAAAGTTGCAGATAATGCTATTGATACTGCACAAATAGTTAATGATGCAGTAACTGCTGCAAAACTTGAAAGAAAATTCACAATAAGCACATCTTCTCCAACAGGTGGTAATGATGGAGATATTTGGTTTAAATATTCATAAGGTTTTTAAATGGCTAATACCTATGGGAAAGTATCGGGAACATTTCAAGAGATAGAAAATGCTTACGGTAAAGTATCAGGCACTTGGCAAGAAGCTGACGAGATATATGCAAAAGCATCAGGAACTTGGGAATTAGTTTTTGCAGCATTTACACCAGGTGCAATTCAAACATTAAGTTCTGGTTCAGGAACTTTTACAGTGCCTCAAGGTGCTAACGCAATTCATATTCAAGCTGGAGTTGGTGGTGGAGGCGGTTCAGTTGGTGGAGCAGACTATGATAAAGCAGGAGGTGAATCTTCTGGTGCTGGTGGTGGATCAGGTGCTTATGTATCTGATAAAGTTTTTAGTGTTACTCAAGGAGAAACAATTTCTTATTCAATCGGTGGTAGCGGGTCTGCTGGAGGTAAAGGTTACAACACAACAGGTAATTCTGGAGGAACAACAACACTATCTGGATCTACAACTGGTTCCATATTTAGTTTAACTGGAGGAGGTGGATCACGAGGTATTAATGGAGGAGTGCAAGGCCCCTTAAGAACTAATATAGCAGGAACAGCAGGTTCGGCTACTATCAGTGGTTCCGCAATCACTTCAGGAACTTTTAGAGATTCAGATGGAACTACAAAAAATGTTACTACATTAAATAGTGGCCCCGTTGGTTCATTCAATCAATCAGGTAATGGTGCTGCAGGGGGCAATAATGGAAACTGTGGAGGAGATAACTGTCGTATTAACGGTTCGACAGGAGCTTCTTCATATGCAGGAAATATTTCAGGAGGAGCTGGTGGTAGTTCTTCTGGATCTGGAACTAATGGAGGAGCAGGCACTAGAGGATCTGGTGGTGGAGGTGGAGCTGCTCAAGTAAATACTGGTTCTACAAACGGTGGAGCTGGTGGTAACGGAGAAGTAAGATACAGATTTTTACGAGTACAATAAGTGTTTTTAAAACCACAAAAAATTATATTTAATTCAATACTTGAAAAATATAAATTAAAAGATATAAAACCCAATCAAGAAAACAATAATCAAGACTTAATTGATCAACTAGAAATTGATATAAAAATGAACGGACTACTATGTCCATTAGTTGTTAATAATGGTTTATTAATTGATGGTCATCATAGATATGAAGCTATTAAAGATTTTTGTACCGAAACACTTGTTTATGTGGTAAAAGATAGTCATATGGAAAATTTATTATCAAAATTAAATAGCTATATTTGGTTTGATCATTTAGGTAAACTTGATGGCTAATATATCCAAATGGTTTGGTTATCCAATCTATATAACTAAATTAGAAAACTTTGAGAATATTAATAAAAAAATCTTACCTATTATATTAAAAGATATTACACCAACCAATTCTCAGTATTCACGAACCACGGACATAAAACCAAAAGAATTACAATCTATTGATGATAACTTACATAATGATCATAGATTTAAAGAGTTATATAATAATTTATTTAAAGTAATAGAAGAATGTTTAATTGCTCAAAAATATAATTTAGATTTATTAGAAATATATATAACAAAATCTTGGGCAACTTTATCAACTAAAGAACAATACATTGCTTATCATAGACATATGAGTAGCCATTTTAGTTTTGTCTATTATCCACAAGCTCATGAGCAAGGTAATTTATTTTTACTTGATGATGACGCACATAAAGTAGGATTAACTATACCAAAAAGAGATCCATACTTTACAGAGTGGGATAACACTAACTACGGTAAAGCAGAATATCCTGCGGAGACAGGTAATGTGATTATATTTCCATCAATGATATTTCATGAAACAGGAAAGAATACTAAAGACGAACCACGTATATCTATATCAGGAGATATTATGATTACTATGAAAGAGGGTGTAAAATCTGAACATAACATACCTTCTCCTGCGACTTGGAAGAAGATATAAGATAGTGTAAAATGGTGTTATGCCCCTAACAAATGTTCAAATAAGACCAGGATTAAATAAAGCAGATACTCCATCAGGTGCGGAAGGACAATGGATTGATAGTGATTTTGTAAGATTTAGATATGGTCAACCTGAAAAAATAGGAGGGTTCA